AAGGAAGATCTTGCTGAAGTAACCATACCTATAATTATTTACCGGAACTATAAAGATCGACTTAACTTCTTTAAAAAGAAATTGAAGGATTCTATGCTTGTCGATGGAAAACGTGGAGATTACTTTCCGGCGACTGGCTACGATATTACGGCTAAATGGGATATCCCAGAGCACATACCAACAGCTCCCGGGACCGAAGTTGGGATCACTGGCGTCCTCGATAATAATGAGCCGACAGCCGTTTGGACTCAAAAAGCCGAAGATATAGTAGCTGGTATGGATGCAGAATTCGTTACTGCTATTAAAAAATATTTCTTTACTGACGAAGGTGTGAGACTACAACAGACAATAATGGCTGGTCAAGATCCACCATTCGATGAAATTATACAAAAAAAGCTTCAAGACGCGATCGCTCCTGACGATAATGAAGGTGATCCGGTCAACGATAGTGTTGCACCCATTGAGGAATATGATCCATCTTCGAAAGGGGTGGAAGGAACTATGCTTCCTCAAATAGAAGATGTAGACGTAAGCTTATCTTCATCTTCAACTTACCAGGCGTCTGGCAATAGAGTTAAAAATATATCTAAGATACAGGGTGCAAAGCGATTTGGCGCGGTTCAACCTAGACTCTTGAGTATATTAGAAAAATCTGCTGAAGAAGCAAATTACACTATCGAGATTTTTTCAGGCGGCCAAGTACCAATATCCCAGGGAGGTGTAGAAGGTGTCAATCGATACGGCAGTACTAAAAGACACGACAATGGATATGCCGTTGATATATACACATTTAATGAAAACGGCCGCAAACTTAGAGTGAAAGCAGATCCGAATCATAGGGATACTCTCGCCATAAAAGACTTTGTAAAAATACTATTAAAGAATGGTATTACTTCTGTAGGAGCTGATGATGATTACATGAATGGTGATCTTCACGTAGATATTGCGGATAGCGCAGGAGTAGCTCCAAAAGCATGTTGGGGCCAAGGTCCTCCGGGGGTTCGAAAGAGATGGAGCCGGATTTACGCTCCATCATGGCTAACTTCAACATTTGACTCTAATGTTACATAAAAGAAAATGAAAAGTATATATTTAAAACCAGACGTTAACGGAATTGTAAATGAGAAATTTCTTACTGTTGCAATTTCTGATCAAGTACGTAATACAAAGCTCAACAGCTATGTTCCGGCCAATTCAAACACTCATAAGGTTTATGGTGGTAAACCAGAAGAGTATGCGCTATACTTTATTTCAATAATGAAGAAGTCTTCTCAACTGAATGCTAACTTTAATAAGGTTGTACAATCATATTCCTCAACAGGCCTTTTGGAAGAGACAGAACGCATAGGCCTGTTTAGTGTGAATCCAGTGACCTGTCCTGAAATTGATAGACAAAAACTTTTTCTACCTGAAGTTAATATTGTTGAAGGTGTTCGCTTATATGAAGAGTTAATATTAAGAGAAGGTAAGCTTCCTGAGGTAAACGGTGTAATTTTTATATAAATAGAATAATATGGGATTAAGATCAGATTTTAATGTTAACGAGAAGGTACCATCAATCGCCGCGGTTGATAAGTCTGGTCTTTTTGCTGACCTTCCCCTTGATTTTATTGCACATCCTAATACAAAAGATATTCGTCCTATTACAGATGTTCAGGCAATCCGGCAAGCCGTAAAGATTCTTGTCTTAAGTAACTTTGCTGATCGGCCATTTCATCCTGAACTTGGTGCTAATGTAACACGTTATCTTTTCGAAAATCCAGATCCATTTACAGCAGCTGCAATTAGAGATGAAATATTAAGAATCATAAGAAGAAAAGAGCCTCGAGTTACTAACCCAAAGGTAGAAGTACAACTTGACGAAGAGTATAACCGTCTTCTCGTAACAATAATTTTTCAAATTAGAAATACAAATATAAGAACTGAGGTATCTTTCTACCTCGACCGAATCCGCTAAAAGACCATGGCAATTAAACAATTCAATATCGCAGAACTTGACTTCGACAAGATCAAGGATGAAATTAAATCATATTACAAAAGGACTGATGGACCATTTAAGGACTTTGATTTTGATGGTTCCGGTCTTAATGTACTCCTTGATATTCTTGCACACAATACACACTATAATGCTGTATTAGCACACCTTGCAGCAAATGAATCATTTATTGCTTCTGCACAGCTTAGAAAGAATGTTGTAGCTCGTGCAAAGACCCTTGGTTATACACCTAAAAGTGCTTCAGCATCATCGGTCATCCTTAAGATGACAGGTCTTGCCGCGTCGATTACATCTCTTCCGGAAGGTACAGCATTTACATCTTCTGATACATTGAATAATGAAACATACAACTTTGTTACTTTCGAAAATGTCGAGGTTGGAGAAGGTACAGAATTTACAGTTTTTCAGGGTGCGATTAAAACAAAAGAATATCTATTTGACGACACAGTACCCAATCTTAAGTTTGAAATACCCGATACAAATATTGATAAGTCAAAGCTTGTAATAACAGTCAGCGATTCTGTTAGTAGTACACAGAAGGAAACTTATACTCAGTTTTCTGAGCTTCCTGGTTTAGACGATACAACAGCAGTATTTTTTCTCAATGAAAATCCAAGTGGTAAATATGAAATATCTTTTGGTGACGGCGTAATAGGTAAAAAGCCTTTACCTGGATCTCTTATAACAATTAAATATTTAACTACAGATGCTGCAGCGGCAAACGGCTTATCAGTCTTTACAACCTCAGATTCTTTATTTGATAGTGTTAGTAAACCTACAATAACAGCGAGTGCTGCTTCTTCGGGGGGAGGTTCTGCGGAAGGTATTGAAAGTATCAGAGCAAATGCTCCTCTTCAATTTGTATCTCAAAACAGAGCTGTTACGGTTGATGATTATAAGGCTATTGTTCGTAGTAACTCAACTGCAGAAACAGTATCAGTTTGGGGAGGAGAAGATAACGACCCGCCTGAATATGGTAGAGTTTTTATCTCAGCAAAACCTTCTGTGGGAAACACACTTTCCGATTCCGAAAAAACCCGCCTGTTGCCTATCCTAGACTCAAAGGGCATCTTAACAGTTCGACCTAAGATTGTTGATCCAGAATTTATCTCTATCTATTTTGATATTTTCGCTAACTATAATTCTACTCAAACTAATCTTGCCCAAGATGGTATATCATCACTTGTTCGAACCGGTATTAGTCAATTTAATACTGACTTCCTTGAAAGTTTCGAAGGAATATTTAGATATTCACAATTTTTAAACTACATAACTGATTTAGATCCTTCAATCTTAAGTGTATTTGCAAGGGTATTTTGTAAGAAAGACTTTGTTGCAACTACTTCTAATACAGCTAAGTATAAAATAAATTTTGGGTTTGAGTTGGAAAAACCATTAGATCCAACTAAATCGTTAATATCATCTACAGGATATGTGTTTAACGGTGTTACATATTATTTTAAAGATGAAGAATCCTCAACAGAAAATATTAGAAATATATATCGTTATTCTCTTAATGCAGATAATGTTGAAATTTTAGATAAAAGAGATTGCGGAACAGTAGATTGCTCAACAGGTATTGTTGAAATTAATGATTTTGATATAACAGCTGAAACAACTATTTCAATTTTTGTTAGACCGGCATCAAACGATATAGCTCCTAAAAGAAACCAAATTATACAGGTTGATTTAGCTAACACAACAATAGAATCAACAATTGACACTATTGCCGTTCGCGGTACATCCGGTGCAGGTGATTATGTTACAACACCACGCGAAGACTACTAATGCACACATCGATTGCCAATTATAGACCTCCAAACCACGAGAGATCTAAAGTAAGAGAGCTCATCCCACAATATCTCAGGGATGGAGCATCTAACTTGATTTCTTTCATGGAAGAGTACTATGATTACTTAAACCGTGAAGGGTTTGCTTCATACGAACTAGGACATACTATCCCCGAAAATGATATTGATGTCACAAGTGAAAAATACCTTGATGCTATTCAGGGGGAGATTGCAAAGGTAGTTCCTAACTCAAATGCAGTTGATAGAAACACACTTTACAAAAGAATAGTTCATTATTACCGTATTAAAGGAACACCTGAAAGTGTTGATGTCTTTTTTCAAATAATGTTTGATAGTATGATTGAGGTCTACTATCCTTCTGATAATTTATTTAAACTATCTGCAGGAACCTACGATTCAGGAAGTAGTAAATATACTAAACGAAATGGAGATTTGTCAGGGATTGATAAAATTCAAGACTCGCACTTTTGGCAAGATTTCAGTTATCAAATAAAAGCTTCTATTTCTACTGAGAGGTGGATAGATTCATTTGAACGTTTAGTCCATCCTGCCGGAATGAAATTTTTTGTTGCGGTTCTTATTCACTCAGTATTAAGAAACCGCTGGGAAGATTTCCAAACATATACCGGTACTGATGATAATCCAGATATTTGGCTTGAAGACTTAAGGCCTCCTAGATTAAGAAGTATTAACCCTTCTGAAGGTTATCATACACCAAAATATCAACCTGGTTGGCTCAGTACTGTTATTGCAGAACTCATCAGTTCTATATTTGAAAATTATTATGGATCTTCAGAACCTAATAATCCTAACAATTCTTCCTTTGATCGAACTATAATAATTGATGTTATACTTAACATTATTAATACTAATTGGTCAAATAGCATTAATGCTAATCAATACTTTACTAGAGGATTCTGGGATGATCCCGCAACACTTCAGGAACTAACTTTATTTGAAGTACCTTTATCACTTTTAATTAATGAATATCAACAAGAATACGCAGCAGGTCGATTAGAGACTGTCGACGCGCCACAACCACTACCTGAAATAACAACAAAGGAGAACACATAAAAAGCGTATAAGAATAAAAATACACTCGTATAAATATTATAAATAACATTTAAGAAAACAACTAATTATGGCAGCAATCATTACAGATCACTTTCGTAGAAATCAAGCAAGGCTTTTA